CCGGATCAGAAGCGGTTATACCATTAGATAAAATGGGTAGTATGGGTACTACTATAAATGTAAATGTAGCCGGATCAGTTATATCAGAAGGCCAATTACAATCTGTAATTCAGGATGCTTTGTATAACTTAAACAGATCAGGTGCAGTAACTCAATTAACTAATTTAGGAAGATAATGCCAGCCGCAATATTTAGAGCCGAAATTGATTTTTCCGGCGGTGCTTCGTTTGATCCGAGCCTTGTACTAGATGATTCTGCAACACCTTTAGATTTTTCTATATTGGGTACGGCGGCGGCGGATGTTATTGATATTACATCTCTTGTAACTCAATGTTATATTCGCCGTGCGTTTAATAGATCATCAGATTCATTTACAGGTGGTACAGCACGCATTACATTTGTGGATGAAACAGGTCAATTTAATCCAGCCAATACCGGTTCTAGTTTATACGGCAAAATTAAACCTATGCGTAAGATTCGCTTTACCGCAGAATATTTAGGCATAACATATAACTTAGGTTCTATGTATGTACAGGAATGGAATTATCAAAGCCCTACTGGATTTGATCCAGCCTATGTAACTTTATCTTGTGTAGATGGATTCCAATTACTCAACCTAACAACTATTACAACTGTTAGTGGTGGTAGCAGTGGACAAACCACCGCACAAAGAATTACAAGTTTGTTGGATGCCGGGGAATGGCCGGGCGGTATGCGTGATATTTCAACTACTGCAACTACAACAGTGCAAGCAGATGATGGATCATCAAGATCATTATTGGGTGCGTGTCAGGTCGTAGAGGGTACAGACCTGGGCGCGTTCTATATGGATCAACGCGGTTACGCCAAATTCTTATCACGCACAGACATTATTACCGCATCCGGTGGCACGGCAACAGCCTTTAGTGATGTGCCAGGCTCAGGTGATGTTACCTATCAGGCAGTGGAATTTGATATTTCAGATTATCAGATGATCAATAAAGTAACTGTAACGCCAACTGGGTTGAGTGGTCAGACCGCTAGCGATTTGGCAAGCATAGATGATTATTTCCAACATAGCCGAGTTAGAGGCGGCATTATGCAAACAGAAGCGGATGCGCTAAATCAGGCACAAATGATTATTGCAAGCCGCAAAGAACAAGGCGTAGATTTACAGTTAAACTCAATAACAGTTGATGCCTTTGGTGAGGATGATTCTAGCCGGGTTGTAGCGGCTTTGAATTTAGATGTATTTGATCCAATAGAAGTAACTCAAACTTTACCGGCAGGAAATGTAATTACTGATAGCGTAATTACAGGCCTTACCTATCAGATAACACCTAAAACTTTTCTTGTAACCTTTACTTGCGCTCAGCCTTTTGCGTCAGGTTTATTGCTAGACTCTGATGTGGATGGAATACTTGATGAAGATTCTTTGGCTTATTAGGGAGTATAAGTAAATGGCAATTCAATCGTTTAGCGTAGGGCAGGTTCTTACCGCCGCCCAGGTCAATGCTTTGCAGGCTAATGATTACAATCAAACTGTTAGTAATAAAACTGGTTCTTATACTTTAGTGGCCGCAGATAAAGGCACTAGAGTAACAATGAGCAGTACAAGCGCAACAACAATTACCGTCAATACAGATTTGTTTTCTGCCGGCGACACTCTTTTTATACAAAATTTAAATTCAGGTGTTTCTACTATTACTGCCGGCACTGCAACTGTTACAACTGCATCAAGTTTAGCATTAGCGCAATGGGAAGGTGGCACTTTATATTTTACTAGCGCATCAGCCGCTATTTTCTTTAAGTCAGATGGTGCTACTGCCGCAAGTGGTGGTATGACTTTAATATCAGAAACAGTCGCCAGCGCATTAAGTAGTTTAAGTTTTTCATCTTTAGGAAGTTATAAACAATTGCTTCTAGTTTGGTCAGGAGTTGTGCATTCTACAACAGGCAGCGATTTTAGTATTAGGCTTAACAATGATTCTACTGCAAACATTTATCAATCAAATGGAATCAATGTTGTTGGCACAACTATTTATGTTGGCGGATCGGGTGCAACTAGTTTAAAATCAGAAAATGGTGCTAGCAATGTTTTTCCTTTTGGAACAAGCGTTACTTTAGATGCAGGCTGCCAAACTTTATCAAATGGTTTTATTACAATTGATAATTATACCTCAGCCTCTAAATTCAAAACAATAGATGCTAAGTTTTCTTATTACGACAATGCTAGTAGTGTTTATAGAACCGCTAACAATCTTTTTGTATTTCAAAGCCAAACAGCAGTTACTTCAATAGATGTAGTTAGATTAACAGGTAGTGCAACTTTTTCAAACAAAACAAACACAACAATTAGATTATATGGGGTCTCATAATGAAAAGAATTATTAACTGCGAAACTGGTGAAGTAACTGAGCGTGAATTAAACAAAGCCGAAAAGGATAAACAAAAACTTGATGAGGCGGAAATTGCAGAAGCGCTAGCAATAGCACTAGCAAAAGAAGATTTAAAGATTCAGGCTAGGGTTGAACTATTGCAACGGCTTGGAATCACTGAAGATGAGGCTAAGTTACTTCTAGCACAATCTTGAGGGATTGTATTTAATAATGGCAACAATAAGAGAACTCACTAGTCCTAATGGATGGCCGGCTAGTGAGGATCGTAAAGCATTAGGCATTGAATCTTTTACAGTGCCAGGCACAAAGATTAGATTTGCATGTGCCAAAGCGGTTGCACCTTTACTTGTTAATTTTGCTAAAGAGTTCCATGAGTTAGTAGAACCCATTGATCAAGGCCAATTAGATGATTGGGGTTTTGCCTTTCGCATGACTAGGGGATCAGAAAAGGTATTAAGTAATCACTCATCCGGTACTGCCATTGACCTAAATGCAATTAAGCATCCTTTGGGCAAGTCAAATACATTTAATAGAGAACAAAGGAATATGATTATCCTGTTAATAACTAAATACGGTTTGGCCTGGGGCGGCAATTACAAAAGGCGTAAAGATGAAATGCACTTTGAGGTTGCGTTAGATTGTAATAAAGTTAAGGCCAAAATAAAACAGTTAGGATTAGAATGACAATTAACAAGAATCAAAAGGAAATTATTAAGTCATACCTAAGAAGCGTAGCGGTTGCAACCGTTACAACAGTATTGGCTTTAGTTGCTGATGTACGCCCTGAATTTGCAATTTTGGCAGGTGCGGTAGTTGCCCCTTTAATGCGCTTCCTTGATCCTAAAAATGATCAGTTTGGCATCAATAGCAAATGACCGCGAACGATTACATGGCACTAGTCGTATCTATTGTCACAATTATTGGATCATTCATTGCTTCAGTGCGTTGGCTAGTAAAGCATTATCTAAGTGAGTTAAAGCCTGATGGCAATGGTGGCCATAACCTAGAAGGCCGGGTTGCACGCATAGAAGATAAGTTAGACACGCTTTACCAAATTCTTATATCTAAGTAAGTAAGTCAGCCCTATCCCTTACCCTATTGCCATGAAGATGTGCGTGGTTGTACCCAGTAGGGGTAGGCCTGAAAATGTTGAACGGTTAGCACAGGCATTTAAGGATACCGGTGCAGAAGCCGACCTCTACATTGTTATAGATAATGATGATCCTAAATGGAATGAGTACGCCAAAAGTGAGAACTATAAAAAATTACCGGCGGATAATAAAACAGGTGGTTGTGCTAAATCTCTTAATACCGGTGCAGTTCTTCTTTTGGATATTACTAAATATCCTTTATATGATTATTTTGTTTTCATGGGTGATGATCACCTTCCTAGAACGCCGGGTTGGGATAAAGCCTTTATTCAGGCGTTAGGCACTAACACTGGAATAGTTTATGGTGATGATTTGTTACAAGGTGCGAATTTACCAACAGCCTATGGCATGAGTAGAGATTTAGTTAATGAACTACGCGGTATGACATTTCCAGGTTGCGTACATCTATTCTTTGATAACTTTGTAAAGCAACTAGGCCTGGATTTAGAATACCTAAAGTATTTACCTGATGTAATTATTGAACACATGCACCCGATAGCCGGTAAGGCTCAAATGGATGAAGGTTATGAAAGGGTTAATCAACCTAAATGGTACGAAAAAGATTTACTAACACTACAAAAGTATTTATCAGATATGGAATATGCAAGTTTAATAAGAAAATTTAGATGAATATACTGATCACTGGATCACATGGTTTTGTTGGCCGGGCTTTTAGGCGTGCTTTACCTAATGCCAATTTAACCCTTGTAGATTTGAAGGCTGGAATTGATTGCCGTAAGTTCTTTCAGTTAGAGAAAAAACAATATGATCTTGTAATTCACCTAGCCGCTTTAGTTGGTGGCCGCATGATGATTGAAAATGAACCATTGGCATTAGCAGTTGATCTAGCCATTGATGCTGAATTTGCCGGTTGGGCTATGAGAACTGAACAACCTTATGTTGTTTATTTTTCATCATCAGCCGCTTACCCAACTGATCTACAAACCTTATCTAAGAAGCGTAAGTTAAAAGAAAAGGATATAAATTTTAAGAACATAGGCAAACCTGATATGTCCTATGGCTGGTCAAAACTAACCGGTGAAATGTTAATGAACTACTTGCGTGAAGAAGGTACAACTGTATTAACGCTTAGACCATTTAGCGGATATGGCACTGATCAAGATTTAGATTACCCATTTCCTGCAATTATTCAACGCTCAATAATGAACTCTAACCCATTTGATATATGGGGTAAGGCAACTACTACTAGAGATTTTATACACATTGATGACATAGTGGATGCAGTAATTGAGATGGTTAAAAACAACTGCAATCAAACACTTAATCTATGTACAGGTAGGGCTACAACATTTTTAGATTTAGCAGTTATGGCTTTGAATACCCTGGGATATGAGAAAACACCTGCCAAGCGATTCAAAATATTAACCGACAAGCCGGCAGGTGTGGCCTATCGGGTTGGTGATCCTAGTATGATGAGCGATTACTACACGCCGAAGATTAGTCTTGAAGAAGGTGTTGAAAGAGCAATACGCGGAATTGTCTGATCTGAAATTGGTGGTTATGGCTACTAAGAAACCTAGAAAAGCACCACAGCGTAGGCGGCGTACGCCACGCAAGGCTGAAGCGTTGAGCAAATTAGAAAACCATTACATCACATTAAATGAACTTTTCAGGGCGGCTAAGTCTGCCGGTTTTAGCCATGAAGTTGCATTTTGGTTAATAACAGAACCCGGTGCATCAATGCCTGATTGGATCAATCCAAGTAATCAACCCACTGAGATCATTCCCCGAATTGATCCAACAGAAGATGAGGATAACGATTAAGCGAGATAAATCATTTAATGCGAGATATTTAGTAGTTAGCGATATGCAAGTTCCCTTTCAATTTAATGAAGCAATCACTAACCTAAAAAAATTGGTTAATGCCTTTAAGTTTGATTTAGTTCTTAATACTGGTGATGAAATGGATTTCAATACTATTTCAAGGTTTAGTGATGGCAAGGCTGAATCATTTATGCAGACCCTTGATGAAGATCGTACTACCTGCCAAAACATTCTTTATGATCTAAAAACTGATGTAGTTAGTAGATCAAACCATTCTGATAGATTGTACAAATCTTTACAGCGCATCCCAGGGCTTATGGGATTACCTGAATTACAGTATGCAAATTTTATGGGCTTTAATGATCTTGGAATCCATTATGCTAAACAGCCCTATGCGATACCTGGCACTAACTTTGTACTGTGTCATGGGGATGAAGGGGTCATATCTAATATTGCCGGTCAAACTGCACTTAACCTTAGTAAAAGGTGGGGTCGTTCAGTAATTTCGGGACACACGCACAGGTTGGGCTATACATGTGCTTCAGAAGCCTTTAATGGCCGTTTAGAGCGTGTTTTAGTGGGTATTGAGTGTGGTCATACATGTGACCTAAAAAAGATGTCCTATACCAAAGGCTACGCCAATTGGCAGGCCGGGGCAGTGATCATACATATCAAGCGTGGCAATGTGAGCGCAGAGATGATCCCATTTAATGTTGATGGGTCATTTGTGGCTATGGGTAAGGCCTTTGGGTGATCTAAATCACATAACACGCCGTGCCTGGCAATTGCATTTGTCAGTACCCTAGTGTTTAATTGCATTTACAAAGGCAATTGACCAGGAAGGGTTAATTATGAATAGCACAACAGAACTTAAAAAAGTAAAAATTGCACTTGATGAAAATCAATTATGCACTTTAATTACTATGGCTCGCAATGGCCAAAGTAATACAAAGGATGGACATTCTAAAAGCGACAAAATAGAAATTATGTACATTCTTAATGATGCTTTGGATCATCTAATCTAATGAAACTTACAAAGAATCAATTTGAAGGTTTAACAGAAGCCCAAATGGAATGGGCAGGTGAAACAGATTGGTTAAGTCAGAAAGATCGTTTTGAAGATTCAATCTGTTGGTCACATAAGTTTATTTACTGGGCAGAAAATTACGCATCAGTTATATTGGCTACTGAATATCTACGCCAAAATAGGTTTGATTAC